ACGCGTGTTCCATATAAGATATGTAGTTTTGATATTGAGGCGAGTAGTAGCCACGGCGATTTTCCGTTGCCACGCAAAACTTATAAGCGACTGGCGACAAACGTAGTGGATGTATTTATTCAGCAACGTAAGGTGAATATAGATACCGTACAAGCAAAGAAGATATTTACAAAATGTATATTGAAGGCGTTTTCAATGAATAAATACAATGAGGAAATTGATGTGGTGTATCCAAAGAAGATGCCTACAAAGGGAAAAGTAGAAGAATTAATAGACGTTATTACTGAAAAGCCATTGATTGATATGTTGGCAACTACAAATCCAATAGTTGAACAATTAATGATGACAGACAATATGTTTGAACAGGCGTCCCAATTGGCGAAATCAAACGAAGATGCTGATGGTGGAGGGGGTGTTGTAATGGATGAACCGAAACAACAACATCAACACGTAGAAGAAGGTGGAAGTCGTTTTAATTTATTCAAAAAAAGGTCAAAGGTAAAAGTAGCCAAGAAAACATTGTTGTTAGAGTTCTTATTAGACGTTAAATACAGCCGCCAAGAAAATATTGATACATTGAATGAATTATTGTCGGATAAGTTCCCAACATTGGAAGGAGACAAAGTAACATTTATTGGTTCAACATTTATGAATTATGGAGAAAAAGAATGTCATTTCCAACATTGCTTGGTATTGGGTGATTGTGGAAAAGTAGACAACTGTGAAATAGAATGCGCGGAAACAGAAAAAGATTTATTATTGCAATGGACGAAATTAATACAACGGGAAGACCCAGATATAATCATTGGATATAACATATTTGGTTTTGATTATGAGTTCATGTTTCGCCGTGCGCAAGAAAACAACTGTGCCAGCCAGTTTCTACAGTGTTCGCGTATTAAAGACCATATTTCTGTACGAGACCAAAATCATATGAATCCGGGGTTTGATATTATGAATACAAAGATACAAATCGCCAGTGGTGAATATGATTTACGTTATTATAACATGCTTGGTCGTTTGCAAATAGATATGTATTCTTATTTCCGACGAGATTACAACTTATCTTCTTATAAGCTGGATGATGTAGCAGGTCAGTTCATTAGTGATAGTATTAAGGATTTGGAGTGCGATTATGATGGAGAAAATGAAGTAACTAAACTGTATAGTAGCAATTTGATGGGATTAAACAAGGGGGATTACATCCATATTGAAATCACCAGTTTTACAACGGATTATTATAATAATGGCGAAAAGTTTGTTGTGAAACACATAGAAAAAGGTGTGGAAAAAGATGGTAAAAAATACAATGTAATCGTGATTGCAGGACACCACGCATTGGACCAAAAAAAGAAATTAAAATGGGGAATGGCAAAAGATGATTTATCCCCACAAGATATATTCCGATTGGCGAATGGCAGTAATGAGGATAAAGCGATTGTAGCAAAATACTGTATTCAAGATTGTAACTTAGTACATCATTTGATGAATAAGATTGATGTAATTACGGGATATACTGAAATGTCTAATATTTGTAGCGTTCCAGTAAATTTCTTAATATTCCGAGGACAAGGCATTAAACTTACCAGTTTCGTAGCTAAGAAATGTATGGATAAGAATACGCTAATGCCTGACTTGGAAAAACCGAAAAAAGAAGAAGGGTATGAAGGAGCGATAGTATTACCCCCCAAATGTTCTATTTATATGGATAATCCTGTAGCTTGTGTAGATTATTCTTCATTGTATCCATCCTCTATGATTAGTCAGAATTATTCACACGATAGTAAAGTATGGTCGATGGAATATGATTTGGAAGGCAACTTGTTGGAACACAAAACCCAAGGAGTACGAAATGAAAAAGGTGAGTTTATTTACGATAATTTGCCGGATTATGAATACATTGAAATAGAGTTTGATACATATGAGTATTTACCGAAACCCGGTTCTACTACTGGAACAAAAGAGAAAGTGAAGGTGGGAAAGAAAAAGTGCCGTTGGGCGCAACTTCCCGAAAATCAATTATCCATCATGCCGTCTATTTTGACAGAGTTATTGAAAGCACGTAAAGATACGCGAAAACGTATAAAGACAGAAAGTGACCCTTTTATGCAAAATATTTTGGATAAGCGACAACTTGGATACAAAGTCACCGCGAATTCGCTGTACGGACAATGTGGTGCGCGCACATCTACATTTTATGAACAAGATGTAGCAGCATCCACCACAGCAACGGGAAGAATGATGATTATTTATGCTCAATTGATTATTGAAAAAGTATATGGAAATATGTTAATCGATGTGCCGAATTATGGAACGGTTCGAACAAAGGCGGAATATGTATACGGTGATACGGATTCGGTATTCTTTACATTCAATTTGGAAACACCAGAAGGAGAGAAGATAGTGGGTCAAAAAGCATTGGAATTAACAATTATATTAGCACAAGAAGCAGGAGCATTGTCATCAGAGTACTTGAAACCACCAATGGATTTGGAATATGAAAAGACGTTTATGCCGTTCATCTTATTGTCGAAGAAGCGATATGTGGGTATGTTATATGAGGAAGACCCACACAAAGGAAGTATGAAATATATGGGATTATCGTTAAAGCGGCGTGATTCGTGTGATTATTTGAAAGATGTGTATGGTGGTATATTGACCATCTTGATGAAGGAAAACAGTATTGCTGCGGCAATAAGTTATTTACAAGAGTCTTTGATGATCCTGGCAGATGGTAAAGTATCCATGGATAAATTGACAATTACCAAGGCGTTGCGTAGTGATTATAAAAACCCGCATCAAATTGGACATAAAGTATTGGCTGATCGAATTGGAATGCGTGACCCAGGGAATAAACCCAAACCAGGTGATCGGATAAAGTTTGTGTTTGTTGTAAATGATAAGCCGGGTGCGTTGATGGGCGAGAAAATAGAAATTCCTTCGTATATTATTGAAAACAATGTACCGATTGATTTTAACCATTACATTACCAATCAATTAATGAAGCCTTTACAACAATTATTTGGATTGGCTGTGAAAGAAATATGGACGTTACAAAATAAGAAAAGTGCAATTAAAACGTTTGATAAAGATATTCAAAAGTTGGAAAAAGACTGTGGGGATGATTTGGAGGTGTTCATGAAGAAGCGAGAAAAAATGACGAATGTAAAAGTGAAAGCATTATTGTTTGATAAGACATTGCGATTGATATATAATCGCAAGCACAAGATTCAAACAATGGATGAATGCTTTGCCAAAATGGGAGTGAATAAGTAAAACGAAAACGAAAACGAAAACGAAAATAACATACATAAACAGTAATTTGGATACTAATATAAGAATGATTATTCGATTATTATATTACATGTGGGTTGGTAGTGCCCACTATTTTTATAGCCGACCAAGTTTCATTGATATGCGCGTTGATCGAGGAACACATGATGAGTTACATATATCAAATCGTACAGGACAATTGTTTGCATTGTTATTTGATAGAGGTTCGGTATATAGCCACGGTTGTGATACACGTGATATAAGAGTGGAAGAAGAAACATATGAAAAGGTGGATGAAGGATTTTTATATGAATACAAACGTAATATTTTGCGGAAGCATATAATAGAACAACTACAAGACAAGTCTAATAGTGTATTGTACAAGGGAGAATTGTTAGAAAAGTATTCTTTTTTATTTGATTTTGAAGATAAAGCAAGCAATGTGGAAACTACAAACAAAGTGATTCCGCCTTGTATTAAGAATGGTGGGTTATTAGATGATTGGGAATATCATACATTCGAAGAATCATTTTGATTATTTCGGAACGTGTTATTGGTTGGGAATAGCATAATATAATTAAATTCAGCCGAAGTGGCATTATCTGAAACATCAGAAGCATTGCTACGTATGGAATCCGATGAATTCATACGTTGCATAGGGAATGGGCTGGGTAATGGGTCGTCATTACTTGTATCCGATGACAATGTAGGGTTCATCGTGGAATGTGTGCTTTCACGAACAGGTATATTATCGCGAATATCGTGACGACAAACCGGGCATCGTACACTTTGACGAAACCAATTCTGGAACGAGTCTTGTGAAAATACGTGTCCGCATCTACGAATGCGAACTAAAGTTTGGTTTTCTTGGAAATCTTCTAATGTAATAGGACAACGCGTTTCATTAATCAAGTCATAGTTTTCTTCGTTAAATACAATATCTTCGGTAGCATCTTCTATCTGCTGGGAGGTCGGTGCAACAATTACGTTTTCTTGGGTTTGACCCATACGCAACAATAGATTGGCTAACCACAAATCGTCTTGATTGTTGTTCGGTCGTAATGAAAAGACTTCGTTTCCCAGGTTTAGACCAAGGTTTTGAAAATGGTTTGTAAGAACGTCATTCCACGTATTGGGAGTACGGCGGCGGCGTATAACATTAGATTCATTCTCCCTATTTTCAGTTGAAGCAAATTGGGTATTGAAACGATTATTAGATTGACGTTGCCGTTGTGGCGGATTATTTACATTATCCCGGTATATATCTTGATACATACTGTTTAAGTTTTGTAACGTATTGGCTACATTGGTTTGATAATCCCGCATTTGATTGCTGTAGTTTTGTATGACAACACGACTGGTCTGGATGACATTCAATAATAATGTATACCGTTCATTGTGTGAAAACCTTTCAGGTAATTGGGGTATAGTTTCTTGGCGTTGTGTAGGTGTGGTGTATGGGGGACTACCAGAAAATGTGTAAGATAAGGGTCTATTTGGGTTTCGCGTTGCGCGTAACGGTATTGTTTCATTAACAGTTGCCCGAATATCATTATTACGACTATTTAAAACACTCTCAAATAAGGTATCTTGAGTAGGAGGTTGTGTTAAATTATTGGGACGTGCGGTGTTTCCTGTATTATTGCTTAAATTATTTACTTGGTTAGAAAAATTATTAAGCAGACTATTTATAATATCTTCGTAGTCACTGCTATTGTTATTGTTATTGTTATTGTTATTGTTATTGTTATTGTTATTGTTATTGTTATTGTTATTGTTATTGTTATGTTCCATCACTTGATATATAGAGACATATAAAATATTTAAATTGTTATAATAAAAGATGTAAAGACTACCCTGGTAAATATATCAGCAATAGTGTGTGAAAATGGATATGTCAAATGAAAAAATCGTTCCCAAAACCATTATGGGATTACAGAATATGGGTAACACGTGTTATATTAACAGCTGCTTACAAGTATTGTTAAGAATACCTGAATTAAATTGGTTATTAGAGCAATCCGATTTTACAAGCCGTATAAAGGAAGATGCCGTCGAAAAAATTATTACAAATCAGTGGAAAGAATTACGGGATATAATGTGTTGTAACGAAGGTATTATGCGTCCAAATCAGTTTTTACATCATATGCGTGAGATGGCAAAAGAGAATCCCATGTACGAGATGTTTAGTGGGATTGAGCAAAATGATACGCCCGAATTCTTTACATTTGTAATAGAATGTATACATAAGAGTGTATGTCGCGAAGTGGTTTACCGATTGCAATATAATGAACCCAAAACCGCGTTTGATAAAATCAAGTTATCATGCTTATCAATGAAGAAAAAAGTGAATGAAAAAGAATATTCAGAATTAGTAGATTTGTTTTACGGCATTCAGTTAACCAAGATCGTGTCAGAGAAAAACATAGTCGAGTCATTAAGACCGGAGATGTGTTTTTGGATACCATTGCCCATTGTAAATTATAATAATGACCCATTTGATGAACTACACGAATGTATTCAATGGGGGTTACAGCCCGAAAAGTTGGAAGGTGAGAATGCGTGGTACAATGAAAAAACGAAACAAAAAGAAAACGTTCAATTAATTAAATCATATTGGTCGTTGCCTAACATATTATGTATTAACCTGAACCGATTTAGTTTAGATGGTAGTACAAAATTAACGAATGAAGTGAATTTTCCAGTGAATAATTTGGACATGTCCCCTTATGTAGAAGGAGATAACCCAGAACAATACCAATATGAATTGTTTGCGGTGGTGAATCATATAGGGGGATTAAATGATGGTCACTACACGGTGTTTATTAAACATAGTGATTCAAAATGGTATCATATTAATGATGAACGAATTCAAGAAGTAGGGAACGTTCTTGCACTAACAAGTAGTTTAGCATACTGTTTATTTTATCGTAAAAAAAATGAGTAATATATATATAATGGATAATACTATTGAAAAAGATACAACAAATATTGTAAATGAAGCCAATGTAGATAACTTACCACAAGAAACTCAAGAAGAAAGTAATGAGTTATCGCGCGAAGACCAGTTGGTTGCTGATATATTTACTTTACAAAATGGTGTGTATTTGGGAATTTTCGTTATCATATTTGGGTTCACTTATATTTATATGAAAAAGGGGAAATCCGGGGCTTCTATAGATACACGTATGGTTGATTTCATTGTATTTGGATTAATCATTGTTGCCATATTAGCATTTTATTTACAGAACCGAGATGTATTTTTTACAGAATCTTATTGGAAATCGCAAACGGATGATTTTCTTGAGTATTTAGATAATGACTACAGCTTTATTAGTAACATACTAATTTTATTAGGATTATATTTGGTGATTTACGTGTTTGGTATTTCAATGACAAAAGAAGATAAGCCAATCAGTATTCGTATTTTGGAAGGAATCTTGATAGGACTTATAGTAGTAACAGGATTCGTCGTGTTTTTCAAATATGTGTTAGGTATTGATTTAATGGATATTATAACCGACGTAGGAAGCGAACTATCAGGTGAAAATAAAGAAGAGTCAAGTGACAAAGAATCGGAAGTTAAAGCAGGACCTGCAAAAGAGGTATTCAATATTGGAAATAACAATTATACTTATAAAGAAGCACAGGCGGTATGTAGTGTATTTGATGCCGAGGTAGCAACATTTGACCAAGTTGAAAACGCCTACAACAATGGTGGTGAATGGTGTAATTATGGCTGGACCCAAGGACAAATGGCATTGTTCCCCACACAAAAGAGCAGCTGGAAAAAATTACAAGACTTCCCAAAACATAAACACGACTGTGGAAGACCAGGTATCAATGGTGGATATTTCAAGAACCCCTATTTGAAGTTTGGAGTAAATTGTTACGGTGTAAAACCAGATGGAAGTGATAATGATTTGAACCGTATGGATGCAAATCGTACAACCCCTTACCCCAAGTCGCCAGAAGATAAAGAAACCGATAAAAAGGTCGAAGAGTGGAAGAAAAATAAAGATAAAATGTTAGTGAACTCGTTTAATAAGACCATTTGGTCAAAATATTAAGGTATTGACAAAGAGTCATAATTACAAAAACGAAACAAAAACGAAACAAAAACGAAACAAAAACAATAAAGAGTATATACGTTTATTGTTTTTTCTTAGAACTCTTAGAACTCTTAGAACTCTTAGAACTCTTAGATTTTTTAGATTTTTTGGAACTGGACTTCTTTTTTTTCTGTACGTGTTGTTTTTCAATAGGGGCGAGGACAGTATCTACTATATCTGCTTCTTCATGTATAATTTCTTTTATCTCAGATAACTGAATTTTGTTTGCGTTGCACGGGGCTGTCCCAATAGCAATAACAGATAACCCCGTGGGTGTAAATAGATTTTTATTAGTATGTAGTGGAATACCACCCATTTGATTAACATTGTTCCACGTATTTTGTTCGAATCCACCAATCATCGTATACTATTAGCGTATACATTTTCATTTGTAAACCCGCTTTATTTCGGTGGTGTGTGTGGTTTCCCGTTTCCCTTTCAAGTATTGAATAATGAAATCAATTTGTTTTTCGTCATTAATAATCTCTTTTAAACATTTCTCAATGAATCCAAAGGATAAACACGTATATTCTTTTTTCTCGTGCATACGTAGCATACCATCACTGATCTCAATATGGTTTTTCAAATTGTTGTCTTTCATATAATGGGTAATATGTCCCGATAATTCGTTCTTCATATCACGCATTTTCTTCGCTTTTTCATTAACTTCTTTTAACTTACTGTCTAACAAGACCCATTTTTTTATATTTTCGATTAAATCCTCTGGGGGTTGATATGGAATGATAGTATTTTCATTTGAACTCATATTTTACTAAATACCTATACATTTTAGTAAAATAAGTGATAAGAATTAAAATATTGGATAATGCGCTGGGGGAAGTCGTCGTTGTAAATAAGAAAACAGGCGTAGTAGCATGATTAAGTTTGCTAATACCAATATAAATAAGAAAATTTGAAAGAAGCAAATACTCCAAATATAGACATATAATTCATTATAAATAATATTCACTAATGGACTGAGTAGGTCTCGAATGTCTTTTTTTACATCCTCGTGTTTAAAGAAATCGAAGTAATTATCCCCACCTAAACCCATACACTGCTACTATGCGTTGGTATAGTTTTTGTTAATTACAAACGAGACCATATAAAATGCACGATTGTAATAAAAGCAATTAGTTTGAAAAGGAATCAAATAAATGAGGTATTATACAAACTATATACGATGGCAAGCAAGACAATTTATAGTTCTTCAGATGATTTCAAAATATTCCCCTTTAGTAACTTAACGGGGGGTAAACCATCATTAGTTTCTAACAATAATTATTTTATTAAATACAGTATTCACGACCATCCAATTTATGTACAAATACCCAAATGTAAAAGTAAACAAGGTATTATAAACGTTGGTAAAAAATATTTTATTGATTTTATGCTAACAAATGACAACGAAGATTTCATAACCTGGATTGAAGCATTAGAAACCTTTAGCATTGATTATTTGTATGAGAATCGCACCGAGTGGTTTGAAGAAGAAATGGAAAAACAAGAAATAGAAACCTATTTTGTGTCTCCTATACGAGTATTCAAATCAGGAAAGTTTTACATTTTGCGGGTCCCACTTGCAAGTGCAATGGGGAAACCAGTAATGAAGATTTACAATGAAGATGAGGTAGAGGTGCCATATGATTCCATTAATGAAAATACTTTGCTGCTAAGTGTATTGGAGTTTAAGGGAATTAAGTGCTCGCCACGAAGTTTCCAGTTAGAGATTGAAGCAAAGCAAATGATGTCAATGAAACCAGATGAAATCTTCAACCAATGTATCTTCAAGTCATCCAAACCAATAGAACCCTCTCAAGTGGAAGAAAGTATGACTGAAGATAATAATCAGGATACTCAACGTTTAGGCAAAGAGGTGATTCAAGATGTCGAAGAAGAAGTGCCTGTATTGATTGAAAACAATGAGCCTCACATAGATACAAGCATCTCAGAGCAACAAGAATCTATTTTAGAAGAAAATGAAGACAACCATTTATTATTAACAAACGAATCAACAGCAGAACCAACAACAGAATCAACAACAGAATCAACAACAGAATCAACAACAGAATCAACACTTATGGAATTGAATATGACACCGGATGGTTTAGAAAAGAATACGCCACTACAGAATGATTTAGAAGAACACGTAAGTTTAGAAAAAACGCATAATTCATATGGATTGGAGGAAGTGGATGATTTTGATGTAAATGTGGAGACACAACAACCCCTACAATTGAAAGATAAGGGTGAATTATATTATGAGATGTATGGAGACGCAAAGCGAAGAGCCAATATGTTGAAAGATATGGCATTGTCTGCATATTTAGAAGCAAAGGAGATTAAACAAAAATATAATTTAGATGATAGTGACGAAGATAGTTCGGATGGAGAGTCACACGAAAGCGATGAAGAATACGAGATTTTAGAAAAACTGTGAAAAAAATTTGTCCCTCGTTTATATATAAGGAAATGCTGAAAAATATTCGAAGCGCTTTGTCCAAATTTTTCACTATGGAAAGAGTATTAATTGTTGCTGTTATCATTGTTTTGATCATCGGTCTTGGTTATTACACCGACGCAAAGAAGATGGTTCGCGATGCCATGGAAACTGGTAACGCAGCACCAAAGAAAGAAGAAAAGAAGGAGGTTCAAGGTGCTCCTGTAGCTGCTGCTCCAGCTCCTGTTGAGGGATACAAGCAACAAGCAGTTGCTGCGCCAAGCGACTTACTTCCATCTGATGAGAACAGCAAGTTTGCTGAATTAAACCCTAATGCCGCAAATGCGGACAGTGTTATGACCCCTGATTTACTACAAGCAGGATATCATATTGGTTTGGATACTGTAGGTCAAACCTTGAGAAATGCTAACCTTCAACTTCGTTCTGATCCTGTAATCTCCAAGAAAGATATTGGTCCTTGGATGAACAGTACCATTGAGCCTGATGCAGCAAGAACCCCTCTTGAATTAGGTGAACGTTAAGTGATTGTACTTACCAATACATAACAATGTAATTTTGAACATATTGTAATTTTTCTTACAATATATTTGCGAATAAGTAGAAGAAAATTTTGAATCCGAAAAAATCAACCTTTAATATAAGTAAAATGAAATTTTCCCAAGATGTTTTAGGAACGTTGGTAATCATATTAGTATTAATCGTTAGTTACTACATTTATAATGACTATAGTGAGGCGTTCCAGCTAAAATGTATTGTATCGACCGTGGACGGCAATAAATATTGTGTGCGTGAGCGTGAGCGTGTAGAAGAAGCTGTTGATTTATTAGCAGAAGTCACTACTGTTTGTGAGAAATTAGTGTTATATATGAAGGAAACGCACCCCGAAAAAGAATGTGTCAAGCGTTTGGTTGAGAAATTTAACCCTCGTAAAATCCGTGAAACATTACCTACCAGTAGTTACACCGCATACAGTGAAAATAAAGGAGAAAAAATAGCTTTTTGCTTGAATAAGAAGAAGAAGGACAACAACAACTTGATAGACAAAGATACATTGTGTTTTGTAGCAATCCACGAACTTGCACATATTATGACTAAATCCGTGGGGCACAAATCGGAGTTTTGGCAGAATTTCAAATTTTTATTGGAAAATGCAAAGGAAGCAGGATTACATAATCCAGTTGATTATAAAGAGAATCCAAGAGAATATTGCGGTATGACCATTCACGACAATCCGTATTATGATGCTTAAGTATTCAAAGGTGTATACAGTTGTCAAAGGAAATGGGATGAATAATAATGCGTATTTACACATTATTATTTTAAGATGTTACGTGATATGATTACGCCTAAAACTTAAGCAGCCAATTTAAGACCACCAATTAGGTTAGCACCAATACCGAATCCAGCACCTCCTCTTGCGGATTGCCCCATGGATGGGATGAAAACATCCAATACAGCGAAAGTAGCAGCAGCAGTCAATGCAATAACAATAACTTCCTCAAGATTAGGTTGGTTCTTAGGGATAGCGAAAGCAGCCAAAGCTACAACCAAACCTTCAATAAGGTATTTAATAGCACGTTTTACGAGTTCAGTCAAATCCATTCTATACTATACATTACGAAAAAAAAATAACAATATATCAAAAATACTTAAACACTTATGTCGTAGATTCATTATAAGATGTCTTCCTTCGAAAAGAAAACATTAGAAGATGGTTCCACTAATCCTAAATATATTGATTTGTGCGATGAAGACCCTGCTATTGCAGGACAAAAGTTCACTTGTATGTCTTTTGTTTCCCCCGAAAAAATTTTGAAGAAGCGGGAGGTGTATTTGTTCGACCAATTTATTAAGAATTGGGATTTTTCTAAATCTATGGAGCGATACTTTGACTTTATGCATTTTATTGCTTACAAGTACAACTTGAAAGTAGAAGGACTCATCGACGACTTCAATGATTTTATCAAAGAAGAATCTTCTAAATTAAAGAAGAGTGGGATTGAAGATGATTACAAGAACTTTTTAGATAAGCAAGAAGAAAAAATGAATGAGAAATTTAACCGAGAACATTCTTTTCAAACCTCTGTTCGCGGACTAAAAGTACGTGGTGTATATAACACACAAGATGAAGCAGAAGACCGGTGTAAGACCCTTCGTGAGCGCGACCCTAACCACGACATTTATGTTGGTCCAGTAGGAACGTGGATTCCGTGGGACCCCGATGCATACAAGACCGGTCGCGTGGAGCACATGGAAGAACAGTTAAATGCGTTACACAAAGAGAAGATGCAAAATGAAGAGCAAGCCAAGAAAGAGTTTGAAGAACGCGTTCGTGAAACCAAACGCAAGGCGATTATGGAAAACATTGAAAAGGCTA